TAGTAATTTACTTAAGATCACAACTTAAGAAACTTGCTAAGCCTTATATCTTTGAGCCAAATGATAAAATCACACGTGATGAAATCAAAGCACAAGCAGATAGTTTAATGCTTGAGCTAGTATCTCAAAGAGCATTATATGACTTCCTAGTTGTATGTGACGAATCTAACAATACTCCAAGTAGAATTGATAGAAACGAGCTATATTTAGATATTGCTATTGAGCCAGTCAAAGCTGTTGAATTTATTTACATTCCACTTAGACTTAAAAACACTGGCGAAATTAGTGGACTATAATATGATAAATAAAAGTAATAGGAGCAAATAATGGCAATTTCAACACTTTCAAAATTAACAGTACCTTTAGATAGTAACGCAAGTGCATCTAATCAGGGTTTGTTAATGCCCAAACTTCAGTATCGCTTTAGAGTGAGCTTAGAAAATTTTGGTGTATCAAGTCCGTCAACAGAGCTAACAAAACAAGTTATGGACGTAACAAGACCTAGCGTTAGTTTTGATCAAATGACGGTTGATATTTATAACTCCAGAGTTTATCTTGCTGGTAAGCATACTTGGGAACCAATTACAATTAACTTGCGTGAAGATGTTAGCAACAACGTACAGAAAATGGTTGGTGAACAACTTCAGAAACAATTTGATTTCTTTGAGCAGTCAAGTGCGGCAAGTGGTGCAGACTACAAGTTTGTTACTAGAATTGAAATACTAGACGGTGGTAACGGAGCAAATGCGGCAACAGTATTAGAAACATTTGAACTATACGGTTGTTACTTAGAAGGAACTAACTATAACACATTAAACTATGCAACTTCAGAAGTTGTAACAGTAGCGTTAACAGTTAGATACGACAATGCAATCCAAACACCACAAGGAACAGGCCTAGGAACAGCAGTAGGAAGAACAATTAATACTGCAATCACAGGCGGTGGTTCTATCTAAGCAATTATAAATTAAATAAAAAGGGCCTACGGGCCCTTTTTTTATGACTAAATTATCTACCCACATAATTAAATTGGCTAAATATTAGTATGGCGAGCTTTTTAAATGGATTCTTAGACAATGTAGTATCAGGGGCACTAAACCCTAAAGGTAACCTTGCTGACTATCAACACGCGGCTAGACTTTATGTAGATGATAATCATAGACTTACACCAAAAGTAAAGTTTCTATATCATGTAACTTTTAATATAAATTCACAAGCGGCGGCTGTTATACCCCAGCTAAGAGAAAAACATATGAACGAACTTAACATGCTTGTTAAGTCTGCTCAATTACCTGCATACAATATTCAAACAGATGTAAAACATCAATACAATAGAAAAAGAGTAGTACAAAAGCGTATTGATTATCAGCCTGTTAATATTACATTTCATGATGATAATTTCGGTGTTACTACTGCTATGTGGGAAGCATATTATAGATACTATTATAGAGACGGAAACTATGCCGCAGTGCAACCAGCTGGAGCACCAGAAACGGGTGCATCTATTGAAGCATATAATAGAGGTAGCCAATTTAATGAAAAGCAATTTAGATATGGTTTAGATAATGATAGCGGTATGCCTTTCTTTGATAGTATTACAATTTCACAGATGGCAAGAAAAAGTTATACATCATTTACATTAATCAATCCTATTATAGCCGGTTGGCAACATGACACTATGGACAACAGCGTGAGTGATACTGTATCAAATACAATGACACTTGATTATGAAACAGTACATTACAGCAGAGGAACTGTAGGCAAAGGTGGACCTAAAGGATTTGGAGAAGAACACTATGATAAAACACCAAGTCCAAATTCATTAATGGGCGGTGGCGCATCTAGTTTACTAGGTGTGGGTGGAGTACTTGCAGGTGGTATGAGTGTTCTTGGAGATATTTCAAATGACGGAGTAACATTTGGAACTGTATTGACAGCGGCTAACACAATTAAAAATGCAGGAAACTTAACACAAGGCGGAATTGGCGGAGAATTGCTAGGTAGTGCAATCGATACAATTGGTAAAACAACAGGTATTGATGTAAGTGGAGTAGCAGGTGTAATTACACCAAACGGCGGTGGTGGCGGTGGTCTTGCAACTATAGCAACAGCGGCCGCAGTAGTTGGAGGCGGAAAACTAGTAGGTGATTTTATGAATAGTGGTGCTTCAACTTCAAAGACAAGTAGTGCAAGTGCTAATTCAACAAGTGGTCCTAGAGCACCAGCAGGAGAAGTAACATAATGGATAAAGTACAATTAAATTTGCCTGTAAAAAAAGATAGTTCAAGTGCAAGTAAAGTAAAAAGATATTTCAATACTTTTTATCAAAAACAACTTGCATACCCGGCTAATGAAGTAGATGCTGTTATTGGTTTTTTAGAATCAAAAGGTTTTGATAGACCTGCGGCACAATCAACAGGTGCTATTTTAATGAAACAAGCAAAACTTGACGGTATTAAAGTTTTTGAATTATTAGATACATTAAAAAGTTTAGATAAATTACAACTAAGTTTTACTGTAGCTACTGTTTTAAACTTTAATAGACAAAAAGTTAGTACATTAGGATTCAGAGTTAAAAATACTGAAACACCGTTAGAGTCAAGAAACATAATGGGGTAACCCATGGCACGTTTTGCACAAGGAAAGTTCGAACTTAAACATCCACAAAAATATGTAGGACGCAAAACACCAACATACCGAAGTAGTTGGGAATTTGCATTTATGAAATTTTGTGATGAAAATCCTGCTATACAAGCATGGGCAAGTGAAGCAATAAAAATTCCTTATAGAAATCCATTGACAGGTAAAGCAACTATATATGTTCCTGATTTTTTTATACAATATAAAACTAAAAAAGGCAAAAATATGGTTGAACTTATAGAAGTAAAACCTGATAATCAAGTAACTATGGAAACTGCTGGAAAATCTAGACATAATCAGGCACATGTCGCACTAAATATGGCTAAGTGGGAAGCCGCTAGAGCATACTGTAAATCAAAAGGACTCAGTTTCAGAGTTGTTACAGAAAAGGATATGTTCCATCAAGGAAAACGATAAATAATAGTAGCAGTTAATGAGAGTATAAAATGACCAAAAAATTAGAAGAACTTCTTGATTTACCAGATAGTAAAGAGATCATAAAGCAAGATAAGAAACGTGATAAAAAAGAAGTTATAGAACAGCAAAACGAAACGCTAAGAGATATAGCAGAGTTTGACAAAATTGCGGCCGCACTTCCAGCTGTAAAAGGTTTAGGAGAAATGGCGGATAAAGAACTTAACGATATTGCTGAAAAAGCATTAGATGCATATGATGATCTAATGGATTTGGGCATGAATGTAGAAAGTAGATACAGTGGCAGAGTATTTGAAGTAGCTGGTGGTATGCTTAAGACGTCTCTTGATGCTAAAGTGGCAAAAATGGACAAAAAACTTAAAATGATTGAGTTACAACTTAAAAAAGAGAAGATGGATAAAACTGGAAAACCAGACGATGAACTAGTACAGGGCGAAGGTTATATAGTTACAGATCGCAATAGTCTACTCGAAAAACTCAAGAATATGGATAAATAATTTATAAGGACGAAAAACATGTTTGAAAAATACTTAGCAGAAGCGAAAAAAATATACGAATTTAACATTGGTGTAGCAGGCGAATGTCCGGAAGGATTTGCTGATCAGTTAGAAACATGCCTTAAGCGTTACAGTGTAGCGTCTATGAGTGCAGGAAAGAAAACTCCGATCCAAGAACGCCCGTTAGATTTCCCTCAACTTAGTAATTGTGAAGTTACATATTATGAAGTAGGACTAAATTATCCAACTACACCTCAAGTACTTGCAGAATATATTGCACAGTGTTGTGATTGTAGCAGAGATAACTTAATTGTACGTAATAAAAATGAACCACAAGAAATGTACCAAAACATTAAAGACGAAGGTCCTTACCAAACAAAATTAGAAACAGAAGACATGGGACAGTCTGATCCTAAAGCACAAGAGCAAGTTGGATCAAACCGTGTTATGTCATTACTAAAAGAACTTGAAACAGCTAGATCAGAAAGAGAATCTGATCCGTTACAAGATGTTAAGCCAGGTGATACTAAAGATATTACCGATAAAGAAAATACTGTATCACCAGTAGGGAGCAAATAATGAACATAAAAGACATGATTGCTAAAATGGATGCTATAGAAGCACCTAGCAAAAAACAAAAACTAGATGAAGCGGCTTCAATGAATATTTCTATGACAGCTGATGACGCTGGTCAAGTTGGTCAGCTTATGGCAATGATGCGTAATGCTGGAATGGAGCCACAAAAAGTAAGTGATATGCCACTAAGTCCAAGAATGGATATGGAAAAGCATATGAAAGCAATGGGAGCAATGGACGATGATCCAAAGATTCCAGGTAAAGATGATGTTCCAGGAGATCAAGATCTTAAAGCAGGTGCATTAAGCACTGGAGTAGGATCAGCGGCAGGTTCTGCATTAACAGGCGGTCCAGTAGGTGGAGCATTAGGCGCACTAGCAGGCGGTGGCGGAGTAGGCGGCGCGGCTGGTTCAGCACTTGGTAACATTGCTGGTAATATGATAGCACCAGGAATTGGCGGAGTAGTTGGTTCAGCATTAGGTGGCGCAGTTGGTAAAAGCCTAAGCGACGATGAAGCAAAAGAAGGCGATTATTCAAACTCACCGGACGAAGATTATGCACCATACACTGACATGATCAAAGGTGGTGACGATATTAACAGACCAAAGAAATCTTATCCAAAAGTAGCAGGCGGAGATAATCCAATGGCACTAGCAAGTAAGATCAAAGAAGAACTTTCCGAGTTATACAAAGAATACAAAGGTTAAGTCATGCGTGATTTGCTGGAGAAACTAGATAATATTAGTACACCAGTCAACGAAGCGGCTAGCGTTAGTATCAACATGAACGCAGAAACATGCGATGATGTTGGTGAACTTATGAAGTTAATGACTAACGCAGGACTTAAACCTAGCATTGTACAAACTGCAAAAATGGACGATCCAGAAAATCCAGGTAAAGATGATGTTGATGGGGACCAAGATCTCAATGCAGGAGTACTAGGGGGAGTAGGTGGCGCAGTAGCAGGACATATGCTAGGTGCACCTTTAGGACCTATTGGTAGTATGGCAGGCGGTATGCTTGGCGGTGCAATAGGCGACAAACTTACCGGCGACGGCTGGGTATAACAACTATAACAAATAAAAGTCAAACTCACATAGGCACTTAGGTGCCTATTTTTTTGGTTAAATAGTAGTATGAGTACTTCTTTAGATGGCGTATTAATTAAAAAAGCCAATAAAACTGAAACATTTACAGATGCACAATTAGAAGATTTAGCAAAGTGCATAGATCCTGAATCAGGATATTTACATTTCGCTAAAAAGTTTGCATACATACAGCATCCTGTCAAAGGGAAATTGCTGTTTGATCCCTACGAATTTCAGGTACGATTATTAAAAAGTTATCACGATCATAGATTCAATGTAAACATGTTACCTAGACAGACAGGTAAAACTACTACTGCCGCAATTTATTTGTGTTGGTATGCTATGTTTCATCCTGATCAAACTGTGCTTATTGCGGCACACAAATATACAGGTGCTCAAGAAATTATGCAACGTATTAGGTATGTGTATGAATCGTGTGAAGATCATATAAGAGCAGGTGTTACAAACTATAACAAAGGAAGTATGGAATTTGAAAACGGCTCACGTATTGTAAGTGCAACAACTACAGGTAACACAGGACGTGGTATGTCCATATCATTACTGTACTGTGATGAGTTTGCATTTGTTAATCCTAATATTGCAGAAGAATTTTGGACTTCTATATCTCCTACATTAGCAACAGGTGGTCGTGCAATTATAACAAGCACACCAAACTCAGATGAAGATACATTTGCTGTAATTTGGAAAGAATCACAGAACAAATACGATGCACACGGCAATGAACAAGAAGTAGGTATAAACGGATTCCATGGATTTACATGTGGTTGGGACGAACATCCTGATAGAGATGAAGACTGGAAGATAGAAGAAATTGGACGTATTGGTGAAGAAAAATTTAGGCGTGAATACGGTTGTGAATTTTTAGTATACGATGAAACACTTATTAACAGTATTCATCTTGCACAAATGGAAGCATCGGATCCTTTAATGAATATGGGACAAACACGTTGGTATGGCAAACCTACAGCAGATCAAAGTTATGCTGTAGCACTTGATCCTGCAATGGGGACAGGAGGTGACTATGCCGCAATACAAGTGTATGAATTACCTAGTTATAAACAAATAGCAGAATGGCGACATAATGAAACACCTATACCTGCACAAATTAGAATACTAAGAGATGTATGTACTCATATACAAGATAGTTGTAAAACCAACGGTAGTAACATCTACTGGAGTGTAGAAAATAATAGTATTGGAGAAGCCGCACTTATTGTTATTAATGACTTTGGAGAAGAAAACATACCAGGCTTATTTGTAAGTGAACCACAGCGTAAAGGACATGTACGCAAATTCCGTAAAGGATTTAATACTACACACGGTACAAAAATTACTGCATGTAGTAGATTAAAAACTATGGTAGAAAACAACAAAATTACTATTAATAGTGGACCACTCATAACAGAATTAAAGAACTACGTAGCAACAGGAACAAGTTTCAAAGCAAAACCGGGAGCTAATGATGACTTAGTAAGTGCTACTTTACTGGCTTTACGTATGATGGCTGTTATGCGAGACTGGGATCCACGCATATATAACACCTTTACACAAGCTGAAGGAGAGGAGCAATACGAACCGCCCATGCCTATATTTGTAAGCGGTTATTGATAAATATTAATATGAAAAACCTAGAGACTATTGCAGACGAACTTTTTAACAAAATCCGCGGCAGATTTCCTAATATTACAGTAGGAGATGACAAAGCCACTATTACTAATAAGCCAGGCGAAGCAAGATTTTTTGAATTTGACTTTGCTAAGGACAAAAAAGTTAGTATAAGTATAGATGAAGATGCGTTAACAGTTATGTATAGTCAGGATTTATTTTCAGAGGACGAAACAACGTTAAAAAGTAAATGGTTTGATTTATTAAAAGAACTAAGAGTATTTGCTAAAAAGAGAATGCTTAATTTTGATACAAGAGATATAACAAAATCAAACTTAGACAAAAGAGATTACGAATATCTAAGCACGGAGAAACAAATGAGCGAATCAAAAATGTATGGTACTAACAGAACTAGTTACCAAGATATTGGAACAGCAAAATTAGTTGTAAAACATGCTGGACCAATTAACCATGAGAATGCCGCAGGACGCACACAAAATATACACAGCATTTATATTGAAAGCGAAGGCGGAGAAAGATTTAAATATCCACTAAGACACATGAACGGCGCAAGAGCAATGGCTATGCACGTAAGTGAAGGTGGAAATGCATATGATGATTTTGGTAAGCATATTATAGGCTTATCAGAAGAAATGAACAAACTGCGTAAATTCAAGACTTACATGAATCGCTCAAGTGTAATGGCTGAAGGTTTAGCAGGATACATGGATGTTGTAAATGAAAGATTAGCAACAGTTAAAAAGACAGTTGAGTCTTTACAACGCCAAGCATATTATAAAGAGGCATTTGATAACTTCGAAACAACCGTGCTAGAAGAAGTTCCTGAAGATGTTTCAAACAGTTGGATTGACGAACTTACAATTAAACAGTTCAACGAAGAACTTAAAGGTGTATTTCCTTATGTCTATAACCTAGTTAAAGAAGCAAATAAAACTCAAGAACTAGGACCAGAAGACGTAGTAAATGAAGCAGACATGGACGCACATTCAGCAGACATGGAAAAACACTTACCAAAAATTTATCAAATGAGAGATGAGCTTGTAGCAAGAGGAATGGACCAAGAAGAAGCAATGGACAAAGCAATGAACCAATTTGGTTTTGATCCTGATGACGTTGCCGAGTATCTTGCAAGGAAACAAAAAGGTGAAGATCAAGTTGTTGATCCACAAACAGCATATGCTGAAAAACTAGATGCAATTATTGCTCAATCAAAACACGAACAAGGACCAGAAGAAAAAGAAGTCCTAACAGCAGAAGAACAACAAGCTATTTGGGAGAAGTTCAAGCAGTGTGCGGCTGATGCGGCATCTAAAGGTGATAAAGAATTTATGTTTGCAGGTAAAAAGTATAAAACTACAATGAGCAAACTTAATGCAGAAAAGATTTTAGGCAAACGTACAGACGAACTGACAGCTGAAGATGAACAACTAAAAGAAGCATTACCATTACTTGGATTGTTAATACCAGCGGCAGGTGCGGCACTTAGAACTGTTGCTCCTAGAGTATTACCAGGAATGGCAAAAGGTGCAAAAAACATTTTAGGATGGGCAACTAAAAATCCAGTCAAGGCAGGAGTCGGAGGAGTAGCGGCGGCTAATCCACAAGACACAATGGATTTAGCAAAAGGCGCGGCTGACGTTGTTGGTACTGGAGTTGATGCAGTAAAAGGAGCAGGCGAGCTTGTAGGTAAAGCAGATGATGCAATGCAAAAAGCAGGTGAAGTTATTAAAAATGCTGGTACCAAAGTAGCGAATACAGCAGACGAACTAAAAGACATGGCGGCAGGTGCATTAGATAATATTCCAAATTTGGACAAAGTAGTAGCAATGGGTAAACAGTATGCCCTACCAGCGGCGGCAGTAGTTGCATTATTGCTAGGTGGTTATAAAGTATTCCAAATGATGTTTGGAGATGACGAAAAAGCAAGAGAAAATGATACAGATGCTACAACAATTGATATTAGTCCAAAAGGAAACGGCGACGAATTGAAGCAAAAGAACGAGATTCCACTAGAAGAGTTCATTAAGAGTTATTACGATTATACAACTAATGGCTTTCCTAAGGGTGAAACAGCGGTCTTGACAGCAGTACAAAAGCAGTACGGTGAAGAGATGGTTGATGAAGCTCAGCAAGTAATGGCACAATTACTTAAAGGGCAAGAAGAAGAAATGGCTAGAATCCAGCAATTAGCAGGACTAAGATAGCCAATTTCAAAAAAAAGTCAAAAAAACACTTGACTTTATAAATAGATTAGTGTATTATATAAAAAGTAATGCACTATTAAGGCAGTACAACACAGCTATAAGGCAAAAATTAAAGGAGGCTTATATTATGGCAACACTAGCAGAGATCAGAGCTAAACTGAAAGAACAAGAAGCAAACACTGGCGGCAATCGTTCGTCAGGCGGTGACAACGCAATTTTCCCATTTTGGAACATGCAAGAAGGACAGAGTTCAACTCTTAGATTCCTTCCAGACGGTGATGATACAAACACTTTCTTCTGGAAAGAACGTTTGATGATCAAACTTCCATTTGCAGGCGTAAAAGGTGAAACAGACTCACGTCCTGTACAAGTACAAATTCCATGTATGGAAATGTACGGTCAAACATGTGACATTCTAAATGAAGTACGTGGTTGGTTTAAAGATCCAAGTCTTGAAGATATGGGTCGTAAATATTGGAAGAAACGTTCGTATGTATTCCAAGGTTTTGTAACGGAAAATGCACTTAATGAAGATTCTACTCCAGAGAATCCGATTCGTAGATTTATTATTGGGCCACAGATTTTCCAAATTATCAAACAGGCACTTATGGATCCAGATATGGAAGAACTACCAACAGATTATACTGCTGGTGTAGACTTCCGTCTTAACAAAACAAGTAAAGGTGGATATGCAGATTATTCAACATCTAATTGGGCACGTAGAGAGCGTCCACTAAATGATGCTGAAATGAAAGCAATTGAAACACATGGCTTGTTTAACATGAGTGACTTTCTTCCAAAACAACCTTCAGAAACTGAAGTAAAAGTTATGAAGGAAATGTTCGAGGCATCAGTTGATGGTGAAGCATATGACA